GAATTAGTACAAACTTTAAATACAGATTTTACAAAGTTAAAAATCTCTTTAGGTAATTTAGAACTACAGAAGCAGTCAATATTGACTGAGGTAGATAATCTAAAGTTAAAGTTTATTGAGAATGAAACAGAATTAATTAACAAATATGGAGCTGACTCTGTTATAAATATACAGACAGGGGAAGTTACCACAAAAGAATAAACTATGATGACTACAGGAAACTTTTTAGGTCTCTTATTCCAATCAAGAGACAAGATGCATATTGCACACTTACAAACTACTTCATTTGCTGAACATAAGGCATTGGGTGGTTACTACGATGGAATACTTGATTTAACTGATAAGTTTTCTGAAGTTTCTTTCGGAAGAAATAAAAGAACACCTATTGTAATTCCTGAATCAAAAATTCAAGATTCTATAGAGCATTTAAAAGAAATGCAAAAGTTACTTGATAACGAGCGCACAAATTACTCATCTGAACTTCAAAATATTATTGATGAGATGTTATCATTAGTTAATCAAACATTATACCTTTTAACATTATCATAAGATGGGAAAAATAAGTTCATACGGAACTGCGAGTGCGCCTTCATTAGGTGACAAACTTATTGGCACAAGTGTTGGTGGAAGTCCTGTAAATGGAACTTATAATTTCACTATACAGCAGTTAGCTGATTTAATATCAGGGCAAGTAACATTACAGGAGGTATTAACGGCAGGTAATACTGCAACGCAAAGTATTAATTTAACAGGTATTATTACTGCAACTACATTAAATGTTGGTAATATTACTTCCACAGGTATTCTTACATCCGCTAATACGGTTATTAATGGATACTTAAAAGATAAAAATGCTTCAGTAGGAACATCAGGTCAAGTATTATCTAGTACTGTTACAGGTACTCAATGGATAACTCTTCCTAGTACTCCTACATTGCAACAAGTGTTAAATGCAGGTAGTACTGCGACACATAATATTTCTATTTCAGGTGTAGCACGTTTTGATGTTGGCGAAGATGCAACTGCTTTCTCAATATATAATAATCCTAATGGTTGTTATGCATTTAGATATAATGGGGATGAGCAATATGTAGCATTACAAGAAACTACAGGTAATGTATTAATAGGTTTATCAAGTGTTCTTACTGCTGATAAATTACAAGTTAAAGGTGATGGATACTTTACTAATCAAGGTTTAGCAAATGTAAGTGTTGTTGCTACTACATCAGGAAATGCTAAATTAACATTACTATCTAATACAACAGGTAGTAAGAAAGCATTTATTAATGCTCCATTAGCATCAGGTACATTAGTATTTCAAACACAGAATACTGACAGAATGTTTATTGACTCGTTTGGTTCAGTAATAATTAACAACTCTATATCAATAGACCCCGGTTATAAATTTCAAGTTACGGGGGATAGTGTTTTTGTTGGGTATAGTAGATTTGAAGGACCTATTGTTTCTACAGTAGGATTACTTGAGGGGGTAGATAATCTACCTATAGCAACATTTGATACTTCTACGGGAGTTTTTACATATGCTGATGGAAATTTAAAAGTTTATTCATATGGAGGTATCAATATGCAATCATTACCTGAAAGTCCTTCATCAACTTATGGAGATTTATATGTTGATGTTGATGGATTTGTTAAAATAGTTCGCTAAAAATACTATATTTGTAAAAATTAAATTTAATTATAATGGAAAAAACCTATAAAATCAATGAGTTGATTAACGTCATTGAGTTGCTCGGTCTTTGTAAAAATGACAAAGACTTAAAGCATTCTTCTACATCACTTACGGGTATTAGATTAACTCGTAAGATTTCTTCTATTAGAACAAAACATTTTGAAGAGCAGGAAGAGCTTTTTAAAAGATTTGATGTATCTAAAATTGAAAAGGATGGTAAAGCATACTTTGATTGGACAGATAGAACTCAAGAAGAGCAAGATAAAATCAATCAAGCAGTTACTGAATTAACTAATACTGATTATACTGTAGATGGATTTAATGCTATTGATGAGGAAGATTTTATTATATATACAAGAGGATTACAAAATAATGCAATTGTGTTTTTATATGATTACTTAGTTAAAGAGGTTTAAGATGGATATTAGAAAGATTTCTGTAGGACCTGATTATAAGTCTGATGCTATGCATTACATAGCAGGTCAGGAAGTCTTGAATGGTATGTATACAATCCATTTAATAAAAGTAGATAACATTAAAGAATCTGTAAAGATTTGGATTATAAGGGAGGATGAGGTAATACTTTGGAAAGAGTTTACCGCATCCATGCCTATTTCAATTGAATATAATATAAACTTTTAAATGCAATCACCGTTTTACTTTATAGCAAAGCCAATAAACGGAAAGAGATACGATAACACAAGAGACATAGGGGGTATAGAACTAATAGTTAGTACCTCTGAGGAAGACCATAAGTTTTCTAACAGATATGCTGAAGTCGTAGAAGTTCCTATTGGTTACACAGGTCCAATTGAAAAGGGTAATACACTCTTAGTTCATCACAACGTATTCAAGTTTTACAACGATATGAAAGGTCGTCAGAAAAGTGGCAAGAGCTTCTTTGCTGACGATTTGTTTTTTATTGATGAAGACCAATTCTTTCTATTTAAGAAGGATGGAGAATGGAATGCACACAGCAAGTACTGCTTTGTAAAACCTATTCCAATGAAAGATTCGTTTATTGATAAGTCAGTAAAGGAAGAGCCGTTGATGGCAACGATGAGATACATTAATGATAATCTTTTATCACTTGGTGTAAAAGTAGGGGATGAAGTTTGTTTTACTCCTGAGAGCGAGTATGAGTTTACTGTAGATGGTGAGAAGTTATATAGAGTATTTGACCATCAAATAACAATCGTATTATGACGATAGATATAATAGATGACGTATTAATTGATATTGATAGTTATGTATCTGAGGTATTAGATGGTGAGTTTTTAGACTTAACATTTGGAGAGCAAACATTTAAATGTATACAGCCTAGAGGAAAAGATGAGTTTCAAAGATTTATTGAATCTAAATTTACAGAGTATGATGTTAATTTTAATTTTATAAGGCAATCTCCATTAAACCAATTCGAACCTAACTTCATACATAGCGATGAGATGATGGGTGATTTAACTGTATTATTATATTTAAATAAATGTTCTCCTATGAAGGATGGTACTATTATATATGATAATGACAAGGCTAAGATTTGTACCGTTAGGTCTAGGTATAATAGATGTTTTATATTTCCATCTCATATGCTACACTCAAGGAGTATATTTAATAACTTTGGTATTAGAGATGCAGCTAGATTAGTTCAGGTTATATTTTTAAAAGAAAAATAATATGGATGTAAAGGATTTAAAGCTAAAGATTATATCTGCCGGACTAAAGGCTGTGGAGGAATTGATTAAGGTTGCTAAAGAAGATATTATAAAATTTGAAGATGATTTATCTGCTGATAAGTTAAAGAACGCAGCAGCTACAAAGAAGTTAGCTATATTTGATGCATTCGAGATACTATCAAGAGTAGAGTCTGAGAGAGAGGCTTTAGACGCAATAGATAAAGGTGTAAGTAAGACTGATACAAAACAAGGATTTGCAGAACGAAGGTCAAAATAACTTATCGTATGTTGTAAAAGACATAATCCCAAGTGCAGTATTCTCAAGAAAGAATACATCTAGGACTTGGTTATACGGTTATGACGAAAAATACGACATCATAGTTATATCAAAGACGGGTCAGATAGGTCAGATTATAAACATAAGCGGAATAAACATTGCGCTACCACCAACTCCTGACAAGTGTCTACAGAGGAGTAATGCTAGGACAGAACAATATTGGCAGAGATTAGAATACCCAAAGACTCTTGAGAAAATCAACACTATATTTCAATGGAATCAGATGCCATCTGTATTTAAAGATAGGTGGGTAGATTACATTGAGGAACAGTTTGACTACAGGGAGCAAGGTTTTTGGTTCATGAACAACGGCAAGCCTACATACATTACAGGCTCGCATTATATGTATATGCAATGGTCTAAGATTGATGTTGGATATCCCGACTTCAGAGAGGCTAATAGATTGTATTGGTTATTTTGGGAAGCTTGTAAGGCTGACGATAGATGCTTCGGTGTTGCATACTTAAAGATTAGACGTTCAGGATTCTCGTTCATGGCATCGTCAGAGTGTATTAATATAGGAACTCTTGCAAAGGATTCAAGGATTGGTATACTATCAAAGACAGGTCCTGATGCGAAGAAGATGTTTACAGATAAGGTTGTGCCTATTAATAGTAGCCTACCATTTTTCTTTAAGCCCATCATGGATGGTATGGATAAACCTAAGACTGAGTTAGCCTTTAGGATACCTGCATCAAAGATTACTAAGAAGAATATGTACGAGATAGATGAGGAAGAACTAAGCGGTTTGGATACATCTATAGATTGGAAGAATACTGATGACAACTCTTATGACGGTGAAAAATTAGTTTTTTTAGCGCATGATGAG